GTGTCATCTACTGCATCTTGCAATTCATCGTCCTCTAAATCAGGGGCGATATAATGATCACCAGGCATGTTCATTATAGCAACACGAACCAGTCGAGCTGCATCGTCACCTATATACTTAATGAGTTCCTCACTTTTTTGATCATCACCGTATAAAGATTTATGAGCATCCGGAGCAACCTTTATAACGGCCTTCGCAAATTCAGTTGATGACCCCATGTTACCTGCGTTAATAGCGTTAAACTGGTCGTCGTCAATTAAATCTTTAGCATGCATAGCTCTAAGCCAAAGCATATTTTTTGCGTATGAGCCCGCTGGAGATTTATCAGTTCTTTTATGTTTATAGAGTTTAATAAGTTCATTTAACCCCACCTTACCATCTTTTGTCCTGGCAAGTTGAGCGAGCGCTTTTTTTGCCGTATCTGCCATTTCTGTCAGTAATTCTGCCCTGTTGATTAAATCATTAAAGCCGCTAAAATCATCGGTGTAGTTAAAGGAACTCATATAATATATTTATACCTATGAAGCTGAATTATAAAGATTTTAATGAAATGACTGAAAAGGAGCTGTGTAATCTATCTGGAGTCGGAAGGACCACATCTAAACGTATTAAGGGGATGCGGCCCTTTAGAAATAATAATGATTTATTTAAGGTTAGAGGATTAGGAAAGAAAACGCTAAGTGGGTTCGGGATTGAAAAGCCCAAAAAGAAAAAGAAAAAGTGGTATACTATTGATGGTGTCGATTATCCGGATTTTTCTTTAGCAAAAGATAAGAGATACGGTAATATTGATTTATTTTGGAGGGTACCTAAAGAGTTTCGTGATCCTGTAGGAGAACCAACCTCGTACGAACTCCGCATGCGTCGTATAGATGAAAAAACAAGGGCTGAAGGACCAGATGGGCTATGCAGTCGATATGTAGATAATTCACATATGTGGGAACCCGGGTTTAAGTTTGACTGGGAAAAATAACTTTATTGAATAATAGTGATTCTATATTAATATAAGGTATGTGCGCTATTTTTGGATCTTTCAATACTTGTATGTTTGAAGTGTTGTATGAAGCTAACAAAAAAAGAGGTAATTTTGCCAGTAGTATAGTAAGCTTGACAGACGACGATCTATATATACGTAAGAAAAAAGGTAATATTGATTTTGATAAGTACACATACGAACCAGATGCAAATTACTATCTTGGTCATGTTCAAGCCCCTACTTCTGCTATGAGATCTTGGACATATAACACCTCACACCCATTTGAATCCTTATCATGGCTAGTATCTCATAATGGTGTCCTTACAAATCACAAAAAGCTCAAACAAACTTATTGTAACTTCTTAACAAATAATATTGATACTGCTGTTATAGTTAATTTACTTGAAAAGTTCACCCAAGAAGAACAACAAAAGGGTAAACTCATAGTAAATACTAAAAATATTATTAAAAAAACTTTAGAGATGCTAACTGGCACCTTTGCTCTTAGTATGGTTTTTTGTGATACTAATGAAATTTTTATAGCTAGATCAGGCTCCTTACTACACTACAAAAATAATGGCGATTATTCGACGCTAGGGGGTGAAAAATTTAAAGAACTACCTGAGGGAGTACTAATGAAACTTAACACTAAAACCAGAAGGTGGAATAAAGTATGCAAGTTTAAACACGATTCACCATTTTCCTTTATATAATGAATACAATGATATTTTCTGCAACTGCAGGTAAAGAAACAAATACAACTCTTTGGAAGAACACCAAAGGTCGTTTGGTGACCTTTAAGGAAAATAATAAAGATTCGCTTCATCAAATATACAATAAGGCTATAGACTTTGCAATGCAAGAGAATATCCAAAAGTTGGTTTTAGTTCATGATGATGTTATCTTAGAAAATTATTCAGAGTATAGGTTAGATAAATTGTTTACAAAATTTGATGTCGTAGGTTGTGCTGGAACAACGGAAGTAAATTTAAACCCACCTGCACTATGGCATTTAATGGGTGGTGGGATTGGTTCCAAAAATTTGCATGGAGCAGTGGCTCATGGTAACGAAAATAAAAAACATATGACGTCCTTTGGAACTTATCCAAAACGCGTTGTATTAATTGATGGAGTTTTTATGGCTATAAAGCGAAAGGTGTTCAGTAAAATAAGGTTTGATGAAAAATGCCCTGTAAAATGGCATTTTTATGATCTAGATTATTCTATGCAATGTCACAAAGCCGGGTTTAAGGTAGGTGTAGGGGATATTTTAGTTACACACAATTCTCCTGGACTCGCCTCCGTCACCGAAGAGTTTAATAAAGGGCAAGAGTGGTTTCTCAATAAGTGGAAAACCAAGTAGGCTATTATATTATTGAATTGTGAGCAAACTGGACTTAGATTATTTTGAAAACGTCCTTATGTACAAGTCTCTTACAGACGGGACTTATCTTGCTTCTATAGCGGATTTCGTCCAACCGGACTACTTTAAAAATAAGGCCATAGCAAGCATATTTGGTATCATTAAGGACTTTTCTGAAAAACGAAATAAACTCCCTACAGTAACCGAGATTAAATCTCATTTAGTTTCCGACGACCAAAAAAACTCATTTAAGGAACTAGTGCAGTCATTTAATGATATTGATAAAACTTTAGATCATGATGAGCTGTATGATAATACGGAACAGTTCCTAAAAGAAAAGGCTGTTTATCATACAATGCTCAATGTGGCGGAAGATGTATCAAGCGGTAAGGTAGATACATCAGATGTTTTAGATAAATTTGAAAAGTCTTGTAATATTAGCCTTGTAACTGATTTAGGTTTAGATTTGTATTCTAATATCGATACACTAATAGATGATATTAACTCTGTTGAACGTCATATTCCGAGTAAGTGGGAATGGTTGGATAATAACCTCGGAGGTGGGTTTTTAGAAGCCGGTAAATCTTTGTATGTTTTCGCTGGTGAGACAAATATTGGTAAATCTATCTTTTTAGGCAACATTGCACATAACATTGCGCAAGAAGGTAAGAACGTACTGCTTGTAACATTGGAAATGTCGGAGCTTTTATATGCTAGACGTATTTGTACTAATGTAACTAAAGTACCTATGAAAGAGCTGGTCGGTAATACACCGGCTATTAAGCAGGCAATAAGTGAAGAAAAGGGTAAAATCTTTATTAAGGAATTTCCCCCGGCTACAATTACACCAAACCAACTAAAAGGGTTTATAAAGAAGTTTCAAGAGCAAGGTATTGAGTTAGATGCTATAATACTCGACTACCTTAACCTCATGCACTCAACAATGGGTAATAATTCATATGAAAGGATCAAACATGTTACAGAGCAGGTGCGTGCTATGAGTTATCTCTTTAATTGCCCTATTATTTCTGCAACACAATTAAACAGAGCAGGGTTTGACACTGATAACCCCGACTTAGCTACTATTTCAGAGTCAATCGGCTTAGCTGCGACAGCAGATGTAATTGTGTCTATTTTCCAAAATGAAGAAGACAGGGAATTAGGAATTATAAGATTGGGGATGATGAAAAATCGGTATGGCCCTCGAGGAATGACACAGGCGATGCGCATAAATTACCCTACGCTTTCAATTGAAGAAGCAGATGATATAGAATTTGAGGATGATAGTATGGAAACCCTAAGCGCCCTCGTTGGACTTGCATCATAAGGAACTTTTTATAAATAATTGTAGTGAACATTCAGGTATGGACTGATACTGATTTACATGGAGCTGGTTCAGCTCTTGTATTAAAGTGGTTATATAAAGATGCCAAAGCATTTAATATTAATGATGTTTCGGAATATATGTTTACGGGTAAATTTAAAGGCGCCTTACAATCATTAGACCACTACGATAGAGTTTTTATTGTTGATTTAAACCTAACCCCAGAGCAAATTAAGTTAGCGGATAGAGATAATGTTGTTGTTATTGATACACATAAAGCCCATATTAAAAATAAGGCCTTATATAGTAAAGCTAAAACTATAATACAAGGTTATCCGGACCACGGTTATCGGTCAACTGTTGATTTAATTATTGATAAGTTTGGAGACCATTTGCTACATTTAACCAATGAGCAATTATTGCTAATTGAGTATATTGGTACATATGATTGGTACGATACACAATATAAAGAATCACTTAAATTAAACGCTATTTACTATAATCTAAATTCCCCAAAAACGGAAAAGTTTATTTCAGCATTTTCTGATGGGTACAGAGACTTTACATTACATGAAAAGAATGCTGTTAAGTTATATTTTAAAAAATTTAAAGACCAGATTGAAAGCGGTCGCGTGTTTAAAGGCCAGATAAAAGGTTATAATGTAGTCGCGACATTTGCTAACTACGCGGTTGGTGAGCTAGCTCATTTTTTAATTAAAAAGTATGATGCTGATATCGGTATAATAGTTAACTCACAAGCTAAAGCAGTTTCATTTAGAAGATCTAAAAACTGTGATGTAGATGTAAGTATTTTAGCTAAAAACCTATGTCAAGGCGGCGGTCATGCTGCTGCAGCGGGAGGGAGACTAACGGAGCAGTTTGCAACCTTAACCAAACAATTTACCGCATGTTAATTATTAATACACCCAAGGCTCCATCTAGCACTCTTATAAAAGACGAAACAGAGCATCTATTATTATGCTTTTGTACATTCTGCGCGCAATTAAAAGGCAAAAAACTATCACTCCAAAATATTTTTATATTAGTTCTACAGGAGGAAAAAATAAGAAATATTCTTAAGGAACTTTTAACCATTGAAACTAACTTTGATGTAGTTAAACTATTTATAGACTTTGAGCCTTCTATTACCAAATCGAAATATATTACAAAGTTCCTTAATTCCCATTCCGATATAGACTTATGATTACAGAAAAAGAGAAGTCAATATATAATAGCCATTTATATGCTTCTCGTAAGGCAAAAAACAAGCCGGTAAGACTAAGACAAAATTTTGATAACATAGAAAGTAAAGACGAGGTAGCCTTAAAGAAGCTAAATTTACTTTTATCAAAATATACGCATATAAATTATAGTGATTTTTTTATAGCACCATACAAGATATATGGTCCGGATAATTATTTTGATTTAACGTTCTTTAATACACGTAAAGCGATAAGGTGTTATTCGCTCTACTGTAAAGATAAAGAGGTCCAAGATCCTGATAGTGAAGAAAGTATCGATACACTTAAAAAGTGTTTAAAATTTATTTACAATTACTGCTACGATAAAAAAATAACACTCACGGAGTATAAAACATATGTTCCAGAAACCGGTGCACAAATTTCCCGGGAAGGAGCAACTCCCGAAATATTTTGGCATTTAAAGGATCATAAAATTAATTTCTATACATTACATGCTTTTGATATGGATGGGGTTGTAAAAAATAAAGATAGAGAAATATTCGATTGGTTTATAAAAGATTTTACGGATCTTTATTCCAAGACTCGGGTTAAATTTGTAAGTTCCAAATCGCTTAAGGAAAAAGCTAAAAAAGGAATTGAAATAATACAACAAAAGCTGTTGAAGTTTAGTGTGTAGGTAGTATAATTATGGCATGAGTACGTTTAATACTTCAATGTTTCAATCAATTAAAGACGCGTTAGCTAGTTCTGAGAGTAAGGGGTCGGCTACATTTAACGAGATTATGCCTACTAAAGCAGGTAACACTTACACAGTAAGACTCTTACCTTATGCTAAAGATGCCAGTAAGACATTCTTTCATTATTACAATCATGGATGGAACTCTTACGCGACTGGCCAGTATGTTCAGACATTAAGCCCTCAGACGTTTGGTGAGCGAGATCCTATTTCTGAAGAGCGTTTTCGTGTCCTGCGAACTGGTTCTGAAGAAGAAAAGGAAAAAATGCAATCTATTCGACGCCTTGAGAAGTGGTTGGTTAATATTTACGTTGTTGACGATCCTGCAAATCCGGATAATAACGGCAAAGT